GGTCTTCATCCCACCCTTCCAATGACTTTTTCCAACGCATACTAACTCGTCTTCGTCATTAAATTTCCAATGTTGGAAAGGAGGAAAGTTTACTTTATCGTGACCGTCTGCTGTGCTCTTTACGGTTTTTTTGCGTCCAGGTGCTAACGGTATATGATCGAACGTCATGATACGTATTACTACATCTGTCTTGGCTATCGTTTTATAGTCTGGTAAGAATTCTGATAGTTTACTTTTCTTATCTCCGGCTGCTCTAGCCTTCATAAAAGCTTCTAATCCCATCCTTTTAGCCCTAGCACGTTTGGCATCTGCTATCGTGCGTATGTTAATTTTATCTAAACTGGTTAAAATTATATCGTGTTGGCTATATTCAGGTTTAATAAAACTTGAAAAACTACATTTGCTCTTGTGTATCTCTGCTAGTAAATCTCTGTTGTTAAGGTATTTGACTCTTCTTCCGGTGGGTGATATTATACTGGTCATTTATTATGACTCTCCTTTTTTTGTAGTATAGGCTCTTTGGCTATACATTGTCAACCGAATTAACTACGCACTTTATTTATAAGGTAAATACTGCTGAGGAACAATTATTTATGGCTATTAAACCTGCTACTGCTATTGCTATTGGTGTTGCCGCCGCTGGAATCGCTAGCTTGGCATTCGGTAAAAAACCTAAGCCACCTACAACAGTAAATTGGCCAGGTACTACTCCCGATAGGAGAGCTAAATTATTATTGCCCGCTAACTCACCTTACCTACTAAGCTCTTATACTGTAGGACCTAATGACGAAATATTTAATGCAGGTGGGATAGTATTCCCTTATACTCCATTGATATCATTTGAAAATGCGGCAACGTATACTCCTATGCAGTTTGTTCATTCTAATTACAATTATTATTCTTATAAAGGCAGTGCTGTTAATCAAATAAATCTTACAGCTAAATTTACAGTTAACAATGATTCAGATGCTGGTATGTATCTTTCTATACAGCACCTATTAAGAGTGTTAGTTAAAATGCCATTTGGTGGAGACCAGAATGCAGGAAGTCCTCCTCCTATCCTAAGGCTAACTGCCTATGGTCCCTATATGTTACAAAATGTTCCTGTAGTTATAGGCAGTTTCAAAACAGAGTTTCCTGATAATGTCGATTACTATCAAACAGCTTCATTAAACAAGACAGCAGCCAACGGGGGAAGTTATTCTCAGTTTGGTTCCACTACAAATATGGTTCCGACTATAAGTACCATGGCGATAACTCTATATCCTGCTTATTCACGATACGAGCAAGCATCATACAGCGTTGATAATTGGTTGAATACAGGCCCCAATAATACAGGGTATCTATAATGTCTGCATTATATTCGCAAACCAGCCCCTATCGTTATACTACATCAACTAACGGCTATCTCGGAGTACTTAATTTAATAGATCTTCCTGCTTCTGCTGAAGATGCTCAGTTTTCTATATTAACAAAATACGCCAACCGACCTGATCTATTAGCATACGATCTATACGGAGACAGTAGATTATGGTGGGTGTTTGCTGTAAGGAATAAATCTGTTATTAAAGATTCTATATATGATTTCGTTCCTGGAACTATTATATACATCCCCTCTATACAAAGTATCAAAGCAGCCATAGGTAGTTGATATGACCACTAAATTAAATTTTGCCGCGATAACAACATCGAGCAATATTCTAAATCATTTCAGATCTTATAATTGTATTTGGACATTATCTGCGGCACGTTCTACTTCACTAGGTCCTCCCGCTGATTTACAAGCGTTAGATCAAGATTTGTCTAATCCTAATTTTGTTATAGCGAAATCCGGAGGCAAAGGACCTAACTTTACAAAGATAACAACTAATGACAATGGCTCGATCTCTAAAGAAGCACAACAACAGACGGGATTATTTTCTGGCCAATATGATTTTTATTTTGATGATGTAGAAATAGAAGCATTGCCGGCATTTGATTCTCGTACTGGTTATAGTAAATCTACTAAAATATCTTTTACATTGCACGAACCTTACGGTATCGGTGGATTTATTGAAGCGTTACAAGCTAGTGCTGTACAGGCAAATAATTCAGATTATAGATCTTCGATATTTGTTTTAAGATTACAGTTTAATGGATATCCAGAAGATGATGACTCTACTCCTATTACTCCTGGAATATTTGGTACAAGATATTTTCCTTTGGTATTTACGAGTATAGAAGTAAAAATAGATCAGGCAGGAACTGTTTACCACTGTAAGGCTGTTCCAGCAAATGAATTATCATTCGCGGATGCTAATAAATTAACAGCTAATGTCAATGTACAAGGAACTACAGTAGGCGATATAATAAAAAATTTATTCATTAGCTTAAACGAAACATCAAAAAAACAGCGATTTAATGTTACACAAGATCCAAATGATATTAATTATGATGAGTATAGGATCAAATTCGCTACATTGAATTCTGACGGTACTGTAACTATTCCGCCAGGGATGAATTTAGACGATACAGGGTCAAATCCATTTTCTTTATCAAAGACAGTTCCTGACCCGGAAAAAAATAACTATGATTATCAGTATTATCAACCCGATGAATCTGGTGTAAGTAATAAGGGGACGATAACCAATGCCGGTGCGACTAAACTCCCGGCACTTACGCAGGCCCAGTTAGCGGCCATACAGGCTAATCCCTCATTGGCAAATACTGAAGCTTCTAGAAGCCCGACTCTCGCCCAATTAAAGCAGTCGATTCCTACAGATCCTATCGTGCAATTTTCTGGAAAAGCAAATATCCACGATTGCATAAGTGCTGTAGTTAGAGATTGTGATCTGATCCAAAAGACCTTAATAGCACTAGCAGGGAGTGATCCAAATAGCGTATTAGATAGCCAAGACATGGTTACTTATTTTTATATCACTATACAGGTAGCAGACAAAGAAGGAACATACGATCCTATAAGCGGTCTTCCAGCTAAGATACATACCTATATCCTTATGCCCTATAAAATGCATATCAGTAGATTTCCTCAGTTTCAGAATGTTCCTTTAAGGCCGGGATCATTACAAAAAAGAATAAGACGTACATATGATTATCTATATACTGGAAAAAATACAGATATCTTAAGTTTTGATCTTAAATTTAATAATTTGTATTTCCAAACTAGACCAATTAATAGTGGAGCCAGCGACGTTAATAATGCTGCCAATGCACTACAACCTGACGGTAATCCTCTCCTTCCTCCAGAAAAATATCAAGTGGCAGAAAATATCGTCCAACGCCGATCTGGTGCTACGCAGATACGTACAAGGAATGCTCTAAATTCTCAATATGTAGGATATGGCGGAGATGCCACTAGAGGATTTAATGCCAGTGTCTGGTCAGCAGTTGCTAAAAATGTACATCATGAATTATTAGATGATGTGGGAATGTTTAGTGTAGAGATTGAAATAGTAGGAGATCCTTATTATATACTACAAGGAGGAGTTGGCAATATTATAACAACTCCTGATCCAAAAAATTTAGGAATCACAACTATAGGAGAAGCTGATCATCAGTCATCTGAAGTGTATGTACAGATTAATGTTGCTAATATCACTGATATGAATGTACAGACCGGATTAGCGATAAAAGATACTGCTCCGGCATTTAGTGGGATTTATAGATTAATACACATAACAAACTATTTCCAAGGCGGAGTATTTAAACAGAGATTAAAGTTAATTAGAATGCCAGAACAAAATAACGACGTTAATCCATGGAATCAAAACGGATGGGGAGAAGGATAATATGGCAGAGCTAAAACGTTCCCCGCAGACACTAAAGTATCCGGGCCCCTACCTAGCAGTAGTTAAAAATAATCTAGATTCTGCATTTAATGGGGGACTTGAAGTCGCCCTTATAAGAGGAACAACAGACGACACTGATCATGTAATCGGACAAGCGATAAAAGTAAAATATCTAAGTCCATTTGCAGGAACTACGTCGATTAATTTTGCTGGAAAAACCGACACAACAGATAGCATTACTAGATTTAATGAAACCCAAAAAAGCTATGGAATGTGGATGGTTCCTCCCGACGTAGGTGCAACAGTTATGGTATTTTTTATCGAAGGACAGATTAGCCAAGGGTATTGGTTTGGTTGCGTCTTAGATAAAATGCAAAATCAAATGGTACCGGGTATTGGATCAGTTACACTGCCGGTGTCAGCTTTAGATCCTAACTACCTTTCTTTTTATGGAACCGATCCCTTAGACCCCTCAGGGCAGTCATATTTCCTTCCTGTAGCAGAAATTAACAAAAATTTATCTACAGGAGCAAATAGCGGCCCGCCTGTGCATGTGCCTTTTGCTACTCAATTGGCTGTACAGGGATTGTTATATGATCGTGTTAGAGGAGCAACATCTAGTAGTGCTAGAAGAGAAGTACCTAGTAGTGTATTTGGAATTAGTACACCAGGTCCTCTTGATGTAACTACAAATAACTATCAAAAACGTACAGGATTTTATTCCGGTAATAGCGTCGATAACATGAATAACAATAAAGGATTTCCTGCCAGCAGACTAGGAGGAAATACTTTTGTAATGGATGACGGTGATGCCAACGGAGATAATGAACTTATTAGATTAAGGACTCGTAATGGTGTACAAATATTATTACATAATTCTAAAGATCTAGTATACATCACTAACAGCCAAGGAACCGCTTGGATAGAAATGACCAGCCAAGGCAAGATAGATATCTTTGCACAAGATAGCGTTAGTATTCACAGCGAAGCCGATTTTAATCTACGTGCCGATAGGAATTTTAATATAGAGGCAGGACAAAACGTAAACATAAAAGCGTTTAACAACATGACTATCGATGTATCTGCTGGATTAAATTTGTTATCTTCGGCTGATACTACTATACAAACCGCCAATCTTTATGTCAATAGTATAGGAAGTGTATTACTCACAGCAACTAAAGAAGTAGGACTTACAGGAAGTGCTGTTAATTTTACAGGACCTGTACAAGGAGACAGTGCTAATTGGTCAGTTCCTAACGCCGCAACTTCAGCGGCCAGCAAGACAGCCACAAACTTACCTTTAAATGATTTGCCCTATAATCAAGCAGGTGCTGGATGGTCGAACAGCGTTCAATATAACGCAGGCACTCTTTCAACTACTATGTTAAGGATGCCAGTGCACGAACCTTGGAGCCTACATGAGGACCTTGACCCAGTTGGTACTAATTCAGCACTTACTGATAATACTCCAGGTGCAACAGCTTTATCTACTTCAACAAGTAACACGCCTCAACCATTAACTGTAACAATGGCACCACAGCCAGCTTCCTCATCCTGGTCTCCTGCACTAAATGTTCTTAAATCTTTAAGTTTCGGAGAAGACGGAACATCCGGTAGCATGGCTAATTTTATGCAGACAGACCCGGCCTTACAGATAGCTATGCAATGGGCGGCAGATACATATAAATTATCAACTGGACTTCCCGTAAAAATTACCAGTGCATATAGATCACCTCAACTGCAACAGCAATTCTATAATGCATGGGCCGCTTCTACAGTCGTTGATTCTAATAATCCTAGGAGGAAATTTACTACGCAGTTTGGTTGGTTGATATCTCCAGCTAATCCGGCAGCAGGACAAACAGCTCCTCATACACAAAAAATAGCAGTAGATACTCCGCAGGCTCAATGGTTATATAGTCACGGTGTATTACCAGTAGTAGGATTATCATGGCCATTAGGCCTCAAAGATAGTGTACACCTAACGCTATCTAGTAGCCCATCACCTCAAGAGTAAATAAATTATGCCATATGTAAGTATCACCGTTAACCCTACACAGTATAGTCCTCAATTTGCCAATCAAAAGACGCAGATATATAAAGGATTTAGTACTATAGATAATACTAAATCTAGTAGCCAATTGTATGATTATGATCTTATCAAGCAGGACATCTTAAATCAGTTTAATGTATCTAAAGGCGAACGTGTCATGCGTCCAGATTATGGAACTGTGATATGGCAATTATTATTTGAGCCATTTACTGATAGCATTAAATCACAGATTATCGACGATGTAACACGTATCGTAAACAGCGACCCGAGAGCAAATGCTTTACAGATCGATGTAGTAGAACAAGAATATGGAATATTATTAGAAGTAACATTACAGTATGCGGGAACTGATCAGACAGATGTATTAAAGGTTAATTTTGATTCTTCTGTAGGATTAATAAAACAGTCTTAATATACCATGATTATGTATCCAATAAATACGCTATAAAAATAAATTACCTATGATACCATCAACTACTAACCAATATCTGACTACAGAAGATTGGACTAAAATATATCAAAGTTTCCCCAACGCTGAATTTCAAAGCTATGATTTTGAAACATTGCGTCGGTCGATGATAGCTTATCTACAAGAAAACTATCCAGAAGATTTTAATGATTATATTGACAGTAGTGAATATTTGGCTCTAGTTGACCTTATAGCATTTATGGGGCAAAATTTAAGTTTCCGTGTTGATCTAAATGCACGTGAAAACTTTTTAGAAACAGCACAGCGTAGAGACAGTATATTAAATTTAGCAAAATTGATAGGATACAATCCCAGCAGGAATACTCCTGCTAATGGTTTTTTGAAAATTGTCAGCGTGTCTACATCTGACATAGTTCTCGATCGAAACGGTATTAATCTTTCAAATGCATCGATAAATTGGAACGATCCCACTAACAGCAACTGGTACGAGCAATTCATAACAGTATTGAATAGTGCCATGCCGTCGGGGACCGTATTCGGTCGTCCAGCCGATAGGAATACCATAGGCGGAATTGACACACAGCAATACATATTAAACAGCACTAATACAGGCGTACCTGCTTACTCGTTCTCTTCAAATATAAACGGCACATCGATGTCCTTTGAGGTAGTTAGCAGTTTATTCTCAGGTGAAAATTTTATATACGAACAATCTCCGAGGCCCGGAAATCAATTTAGTTTTGTTTATAAAAACGATAACCAAGGCAACGGATCTGCTAACACAGGATTCTTTGCACATTTCAGGCAAGGCATTTTAGGATCAGCTAACTTTTCTGTAACCCAACCGGTGCCGGATGAATTAATTTCTATAAATGCATCTGGAACAAATAATTCAGATGTGTGGTTATGGCAATTAGATGCTAATGGAAATTACAGTACGTTATGGACACAGGTTCCTAACACGATCGGTAACAACGTTATCTACAACAGTATCGCTAGTAACGTAAAAACTGTTTACAGCGTTCTTACAAGAGACAATGATCAATTTGATCTAAGTTTTGCAGATGGTAGTTTCGGTGCATTGCCATTGGGTAACTTTGTTGTATATTATAGACAGAGTAATGGTTTGAATTATACGATCAGGCCAGATCAGTTATCTAATATCGCAGTGACCATTCCTTATACAAATAAAAATGGTCAGGCCTGTACTATTAAGTTAACATTAAGCCTGCAGGAAACTGTAAGTAATAGCCTGCCTACTGAAAGCAACGACGATATTAAATTAAAAGCACCACAAACATACTATGTACAGAATAGGATGGTAACTGGTGAGGATTATAATATCGCTCCATTAACTGCTGGCACTGATATATTGAAAATACACAGTATCAATAGGACTGCTAGTGGAATAAGCAAATATTTTGAATTGACCGATGTGAGTGGAGAATATAGCAGTACTAATATTTTTGCTACAGATGGTATGCTTTATAAAGAATATAAAGACAGTACATTTAATTTTACATTTGTAAATCAAAATGAAATAATAGGAGTATTAGATAATCAAGTGGCTCCTATATTAGCACTTCCTGCTACACGAAATTTTTATCTTGACAAATATCCTCGGATAGAAACATTTGGTATTGGTGCATACTGGACACAATCAACATATGGAGTAAATCAATCTACTGGATATTTTAACGTATCCGGATCTCCGATCGCCGTTGGAGCATTTTCTGGAAATAATCTTTCATATCTATCTCCAGGTGCGATGGTTAAATTTGCACCGCCACAAGGTAATTTTTTCTTACCTAACAATAAATTAACTACAGTAGAAGATACAAATACTTCTAACTATATTTGGGCACAGGTTATATCTATAGCAGGTGATGGATCAAATGGCGGAAAAGGTTCACTATCAGACGGAACAGGTCCTATAATTTTTTCAGAAGTAATTCCGTCATTAGCAGTTCCTTACGAAATTATTCCTGCATTTGAAACAGCTATACCTACTGCCATACAATCTGAAATAGTAGATATAGTATTAGAAAATAGAAATCTGGGATTGGCCTTTGATGCTATATCGAGAAGTTGGTATATAATCACAGACAGTAATATTGATTTCCTATCACCATTTAGTTTAGATTTCCAAAATGATATTTCTAATCTAGGAAAAGATAATAGCTGGTTTGTAAGTTTCCAATGGACTGGAATTAATTATAAAGTTAGATATAGAACATTAAATTATGTTTTCGAAAGTGAAAAACAAACTGCATTTTTTGTTGATGAAACAGAAAAGAATTATGATTTTGTGAATGATACTGTGATTAAAGATCAAGTAATTGTTCTAGCAGTAAATGAAACACTAGCCACATCGGAATTAACAGTAAACACCTCGACTTTCTTATCAATCTTAACGACAGCAACTGCCGGAGCAAGTTCCGTAGGATCAGTGAATCCTCCATGGCCAGCAGGACAACTAACAATAAATTCTAGTTGGCTAACTAATAACAACCTCACTATAGGTGACACTTATTATGCTGTACATCCATATATATCGGGCGGAAGTTCTATTATAACTTCGGTGGTCGGAAATACGGTTAATCTAGTGAATACTTTAACAAATACTATAGGATCGGGGGATTTAGTTACCTTTCTTCCGATAACAATTAATTTTGTTACTACAAACACATTTACTCCTACTGAGATCAGCCAAAATATTAGCTTATCGAAAGATTATCCTTGGCAGATAGATTCAGCTATAGTAGAATCAGATGGTTATGTCGATCCTAATAAAGTTGTCGTAAGTTTCTTTGATTATAACGATTCGGGACAATTGAAAGATCCTGATGCATTTAACAATATAGTACAACCAAATTCTATTTCTCCCCAAACCGGGTATCTGTATAACTTTATATTCTTTGAATATATGGCAGACGGAGTTTCGTATAAATTGGCAGATCCTGAATTATTTTCTATATATCCTACTCCCGACACAGTAGATTTCAATCCAGTAGATGGACAATTATTTTATTTTTACGATCCTAGCATCAATGTTATACAGACTTGGTCCGCTACAGAACAGACATATATCCTTAACACAAATTATTTTACCTATCCCGGACGAAGCGGATTAAAATTCCAATACCTGCATAACAGTGCTAGGGACCGCAGGATAGATCCAAGTAAAACAAATTTAATTGATATCTATCTATTAACTGGTACATATGATACATTATACAGAGCATGGCTAGCATCGGGGACAGGATCAGAACCATTGCCGCCTACCAGTAATGAGCTAGCCAGTCAATTTGAGCCTATTTTAAATCCTATAAAAAGTATCAGCGATGAATTGGTATTCCAGCCTGCTGTTTATAAAGTGTTATTTGGTTCTCAGGCAGAACCAGCACTACAAGGCACATTCAAAGCAGTACAGAATTCTACCATATCTAATAGCACAAATAATTTAAAAACAAGAATCTTGAAAGCTATAGAAGATTTCTTTGCCCTTGAAAATTGGAATTTTGGAGATACTTTTAATTTTAGTGAATTGTCTACTTATGTTATGAATGTCATGACACCAGACATTACTAATTTTATTATAGTTCCTGCATCCGGAGGAGCTTTTGGTAGTCTATATGAAATAACTAGCCAAAGCAATGAAATTTTTATAAATGGTGCCACAGTGGATAATATTGATATTATAGATGCTATTACCGCCAGTCAACTACAGACGACCGGTAATGTTATAACAAATACGGCTGGAGCATAATTAAGATGGTAAGACAAACATCGAATTTATTGCCAGCTTACTATCAGACAGATAAAAATTATAAATTCTTAGCTAGCACATTAGATCAATTAATACAAACTCCAGAAATACAGAGACTTAATGGATATATAGGTAGTTTCTTAAGCCCTATGTTTATCCCATTAACGGATATTTACATTTCTGATCCTCAACCTTTAAGAAACAATTATCAATTATTGCCTGCATTGGTAATTAGAAATGATGATACCTCTGTCGCTAAAGCGTATGGATATGATGATCTTATTAACCAATTGAGTTTTTATGGAAGTAATGTAAGTAATCTTAATAGATTATTTAGACCAGACTATTATAGCTATGATCCTAAAATAGATTGGGATAAATTTGTAAATTATAATCAATATTATTGGTTGCCAACTGGACCTGATACAGTTACGATAACAGGTGCTGAAAAAGAAATTACTAGTACATATACTGTTACTGACAGTGAAGATAAAAGTTTCTTTGTATTTTCTCCTGATGGATTGACGATTGATCCATTAGTTACATTATACAGAGGTGTTACATATGTTTTTAATGTAGATAGCGATTACAATTTTTATATTAAGACTGGCCCCGAATCAGGACCCAATGATCTATATAATATAGATATTATAAACAATGGAATCAAAAAAGGACAGATAATCGTAACGGTTACTGATTACACTCCTAACACTTTATATTATACCAGTGATGATGGAAGATTTGCTAGTGGACAGTTTGTAGTAAAGAGTGTAACTGAAGATAGCTACATTGACATTTCCTCAGAAATACTAGGTAAAGCACAATATACATCAGCCAACGGAATTAAATTTATCAATGGTTTACAAGTTACTTTTGGTGGTAGTGTATATCCTTCTACATATGCCAAGGGTGTATACATCGTCGAGGGTGTTGGTTCTGCTATATCTTTGGTAGATATATATTCATTGAAAACTCCGGAAGACATAGCTGATCAATATGATGATAATTTTGACGGAGAAGCGTTTGACGATTTTCCTTTTGATGACTTTGAAACTTTACCTTTAGTTCCAGAATATATTACTATTAATCGTGCCAGCAAGGATCTAAATCCTTGGACCAGATATAATAGATGGTTCCATATTGATGTATTAAAAACTACAGCGGCAGCCAATGGCCGAGATTTTGTTGCACCGTCGACTGGTATAGCACAACGCCCTATTATTGAATTTAAAGCCAATCTACAACTTTATAATTTTGGAAGTATAGGTATCCAACCAGTAGATTATATAGACACTATAACCAAAGATGCTTTTTCTCAAGTAGAGAATAGTTCTGGATATTGGATAGATGGCAGTCAGATCGAAGAAGGTGATCGAGTTATATTCAATGCTGACCCGGATCCTTTAGTACAAGGTCGAGTATTTCGAGTACATTTTGTAATAGTCGACGATACAAGTAAAGATCGATATAGAACGGCTAGTCCGATTATTAGCCTTGTTCCTACAGATGATAATATCCCTCCAACCTATGCCTCTGTTGTGGCTAAAAAAGGAAATACATATGGAGGAACCAGTTGGTGGTTTAACGGAACAAAATGGATTGAAGCACAACAACACAAGACGAGAAACGAAGCTCCTTTATTTGATGTAGTAGATTCAAATAGAAATAGTTTTAGCGGAAGTAATTATTCAGGAACATTTAAAGGAACAAAAATATTCGGTTATAAAATCGGATCAGGACCAGTTGATTCGGTGTTAGGATTTCCATTAAGTTATCAAAGTACAGCATTAGAAAGCACCTATTTGTTTGAAAACTATTTCATGACAGATTCTTTTGTTAATGTAGTTTCTAACGTAGGAACGACTATTCCTGTAAGTTCTGGTTATCTAGTTGACTATACTAATACGATTACTAATTATGTCAATGTATGGACTCAGGCCGAACCTTACCAATTGGCCGTGCAACAATTCCAAGTAGTTTATAATCCAACTAGCAGTATACCAATAACTGTTTTTGATAATCCTAGTACTATAACAGATCTTTCAGCAAATGTTTTTGTAAACAATGTTAGATATAGTTCGACAGAATATTCTATAACAACATCAACAACGGGTACAGTATCGATTAATTTTACTACTCCCCTGTCTGCATCTGATACTGGAAATTCTATACTGTTTAATTTATATACTTCTCATGTACCAAATAGTACAGGAGTGTATGAAGTTCCTATAAATTTAACAAACAATCCCTTAAATGGTACTATCAATGAATTTACTCTTAGTGAAATAATAGACCATGTTAGAGATATGGCTAACAGAGATCCTGAGTTTGAAGGAAAATTTCCAGGATCTGGAAATTTGGGGATGTTACCGAACGCTTCAAAATACGGTGCTAGATTTGTAAGTAATAAAAATTCAATAGCGTTCTCACAATATTTTATATCTGATAGAGAACATAATTTAATTTCTGCTATTAGAAAAGGCGGCGATGATTATAATCAATTTAAATTAAATTTCATCAAAACTATAACATCTATACAAGATTCATTCACTCCAGCAGATGCTGTAGATTATGTATTAGATCAATTAAATCAAAATAAAAATACATCGTTTCCATATTTTATGAGCGATATGGTTCCTTACGGGACAAACAAAAAGATGCGTAGACACACAGTAACTGATCCACGCAATGTCGCTTATCCTATTACTGATGTTTTTGATATAACTAATCTATCAAATAATTCTGTATTAATTTATCTAAATGATGTGCAGTTAGTTTATGGATTACATTATACATTTGATTCCCTAGATCCTGCTGTTATAATACAGGCTCCTTTGACTAAAGGAGATGTGATCGTTATATATGAATATCTAAATACCGACGGATGTTATATTCCTCCTACTCCTACAAAATTAGGATTATATCCTAAATTCGTTCCTATGATGATGGTAGACGATTCTTATGTAGGCGGTCCTCAAAATGTCATACAAGGACATGATGGTAGTCTGTTGCTAGCCTTCAATGATTATCGAGATGCTATTATTCTAGAATATGAAACACGTATCTTTAATAATATTAAAGTTAATTACGATCCTAATTTATTTGATATCAATAGTGTAACTCCCGGAAGATTTAGAAATAATGATTATTCATATTCTGAAATACAGTTATTGATACAAGACATGTTCATTAAATGGACAGGAATGTATAACGTTACATATGATAAGAATTTAACATACGATATAAACGAGCACAAAACTTATAATTATAAATCCGCCACAGATTATATATTCGGAGGCAATTTTACCGGTAGTTGGAGAAGTATATACAAATATTATTTTGACACAGATAGACCGGATCTCTGTCCATGGGAAATGTTAGGATTTTATATCAAACCCGATTGGTGGGATAGCTATTATGGACCATCTCCATATACAGCAGGAAATGCCCAGCTTTGGACCGATCTAGAAGAAGGTTATGTAGCACAAGGACCCAGACAGGGATTTAATCCTTTATATGCACGTCCTGGGTTGAGCCAAGTTATTCCTGTTGACGATAGCGGAAATCTTTTAGATATTAGAGAATGGGGAGGACTAAAATTAAATGATAGTATTCCTAATCAATCTCAAGATTGGGCATTTGGTGATATAGGTCCTGCTGAAAATGCTTATCGTAGAAGTAGCAATTGGCCTTTCGCTGTACAGATAATCTCTGCATTAGCAAAACCAGCTGATTACGCAAACAAATTATTTGATACAAGCCGGATGACATTAAATCTAGCAGGTCAATATACATATAGTTCTGCAAATAAATTTGCATCTCCTAGTTCATTATTTTTACAAGGAGATACAGTTAATGGAAAAACTATTAGGACTTCTGGATACGGAGTATATGTATTAGAAAACGGAACTATAAGGCAAAGCAATTATCTATCATATCTAAAAGATCAATTAGCGAATGGTAATTTTAATCTGTTTTATAAGGTTGGTGGATTTGTTAATCAGAACCAATTAAACATCAGCGTAGATTCTTATAATTTATCTACACAGAGCGTTACTCCGTTTTTACCTAACGAAAATTATAGCATATTCTTTAATACAAGTAATCCTGTATTATCGATAGGAATCTCCGGAGTTATAATAATAAAAACTAATGGCAAGTATCTAATAAAAGGATATGATAAACAGGATTTATATTTTACTATAAATGAACCTCTGCATAATTTAAGAGATACTACTATCACAGTTGGCGGACAATCAGCGACTTATCTCAATTGGGCATCTGGACAGGCCTATCAAGCCGGTCAGATAGTGTTTTATGAAAATAGTTTTTACAGAGTTAACAGTAACTATGTAAGTTCTATTTCTTTTGATGCTACCTATAATCAACTATTATCTGGATTACCAACTATAGGTGGAATAACCGTACAAAAATCTGCATCATTTTCGACAGCAGAAACAAAAATACCTTATGGATCTGTATTTGAAACTGTGCAGGAAGTTTATGATGTGCTACAAGGTTATGGTAATTGGTTAACTACACAGGGTTTTGTGTTCGATGAATTTAACAATGATTTCGGTCAAGTTATCAATTGGGATTTTACCACATCAGAGTTTATCTATTGGACTACACAGAACTGGGCTAATAACAGCGTTATAACACTGAGTCCTTTTGCAGATACGCTAACTTTTAACTATAAAGAAGGCGTAGTTGATAATTTACTAGATAGTTTTTATGATTATGCCGTATATCAGGCAGACGGGACACCATTTCCTGCTAATAATTTTAGTATCGTTCGTTCTTCGGGAATTATATCTATTAAATCAAATTCTACCACACAAGGTATATTTTTTGCTAGATTGAATCTTGTACAAAAAGAACACACATTAATATTTGACAACACTACTGTTTTTAATGATGTTATATATGATATAGAATCTGGTTATAGACAGTTAAGGATGAAATTACAAGGATTTAAAACCGGAGGTTGGACGGGAGATTTCTTTAGTCCTGGATTTGTTTATGACAACGCTACAGTACAACAATGGACTCCCTATGCCAGTTATATGCCTGCTGATGTGGTCCGCTATGTAGGAAAATATTATTCTGCCATCGGTAAGATTACAGGATCAGAAACATTTGATTTTACTAAATGGTATGCCCTTCCGGAAATTCCAAAGGCCCAACTACTACCTAACTTTGATTATAAAATAAATCAATTTGAAGATTTTTATAGCCTAGATATTGAAAATTTTGATGCTAGCCAACAAAAGATGGCACAACATCTGACAGGATATAGCCCTCGTCCTTATCTCGACAATATATTTTCAGATCAAACCGCACAATATAAATTCTATCAGGGATATATCAAAGAAAAAGGTACACTCAACGCTTTAACAAAATTAGAAAAAGCCGCTGCCTCTAACATGCTAGGTACGATAGATGTCAATGAAGAATGGGCATTTAGGATGGGAGCTTATGGTTCATTTAGCAGTTATAATGAATTAGAATTTCCATTACGTGAACATGATTTCATAGAAAATAATCAAGCGATACAATTTGTGGGGTCCACACCTGTTAACCCTACTCAAACTATTTCTTATATATCATCTAGTGATTTATTAATATCTCCGAAACATTATTCTTCTACACAACCGTTCGCTACAGTTACCGGTACCTATAAAAATAATACACTATCACTACCATATGCTGGTTATGTAAGGTTAGACGATGCTACCTATACATTTACAAATACCAATGCGATCCTTGCAATAACAAATAATTCATTATTAAACGATGGAGATAAATTATGGATAGGATTTGATTATGCCAATGATTGGTCTATCTATAGATATACTAGGACGCATTGTAATGTTATTGGTGCTAACCAGTCAGGTGCTGACATTATTTTTACTACTAATAAACCGCATGGATTGTATATTGGCCAATTAGTTTCCATTACCGAATTGTCTGATACTCTTAATAATGTCTACCAAGTATCTGATATTACTACTCCGTCATCATTTACAGTAGTATCTAATAAGAATGTACCAACGAATTTAAAAACCAGAGGAGTATTATTTCAGTTTGCTAAATCTAGATTTGATGTAGTTGATGATATAGCAAATATTCCTTTCCCTACTTCTTTAAAAGAAGGTGAATTATTTTGGGTAGATGATAATGGACACGGGCTTTGGTCAGTATATAGGAAACAAAATAATTTTAGAGATTATGTTTATCCTGCTCCTAATACCTACGAACAATATAAACAACAATACGGGTATAAAATAACCAAACGTGCTAGTAGCACAACTGTTATCGTTTCTGCAGCCGGATATTATGATCCTACGGCAGGGTATGGAAGACTATTTGTCTATGAAGCTGATCCTGCCACAGGTGCTCTTTCACCGATCAACAATTACGGATTAAACACAAAATTAGATCAATACAGGCCTACGTCAGATCCTACTCCATTCGGGGATGTGGTATTTTATGACGACACTGATGATTTAATTTTTGCGGCAGCTAGTGCAGGAACTACCGGAACTGCTATCACAGACATCAATCCTTCTACTGGAATTTATAGCACTGATTTTACAAATGATATTATTAATTGCGGTCTAGTAAAAATAGCAGAACCTAACCGATTAGGAACAGCCTCATTAGAACTAGAAGCTGTAACATTACAGGTGTTATATAATCCGGGACATCCTGTAGCAGGTTCTTATTTTGGTTCTAGTATATATGTACAGGGAATACAAGGAAATAAAACTGTACTAATCGGTGCACCAGGAAAACTTAATAGTACGGTTACATCAGGAACGGTATATGTCTACAATCTTTCTATAAGTGAGAGTGCCAATACCTATGGACCTTTTACAGGAACAGTTTATGGATCTGGATCAGGTGCTAGTTTTAATATTACTATTTCTAATAGAGGGTATACAGCAAGTGTTATCAATAGCGGAACAGGATACACTACCGCAAGTGTTATAGTCATAACAGGCGATCAGCTCGGCGGTATATCTCACGAAAATGATGTATTCTTGCACGTTAATTCAGCTACATCTAACGGTTCTATTGTAAATCTAGCACCTATATCTACAAATTTTGTAGCCGCATATAGGTCGATGGAGGTAGTTAATAATAACTCTATATACCCACCTAGTTATATTACTACTGCTACTGGTTCTCAATTTGGTTATAAGATATCGGGTAGCAGAGACGGAAGTGTAGTCGCTATATCTGCTCCGGGCTATGATTATAATAGAGGAATAGTATTCATTTATAAAAATATAAATGGAGTCTATCAGATGTGCCAGACGATAGATCCGTCTTCGCTAGCTGTTAATTCAAATTATAATAATTCTAGTAAAAAAGGAGATCGGTTCGGTAATGATCTTGCTATCAATGAAGATGGAACATACTTATTTGTAACAGCAGATAGGATGAGCGACGGAGTTACTGAAGCCGGTAAAGTGGGTGTTTACACATGGAATGGATCTACATTTGATTTTGCTCAATTGTTAGATAATCCTGCTATTTCAAATATCAATTTTGGAAATTCTATAAGCGTAAATCCAGATGCTTCGACTATTGTAGTGACCGGTCAGGGTGCTCCTTTCTTCAATGATGTTACATTTGATCAGAATAAAACTACATTTGATAACCACTCAACTAATTTTGGAGATATAATAACTGGATCAGGTAGTGCTTATGTATATGAGAGATACAATAAGAAATTTATATATAACCAGGAATTACTAGATACCAGCGTTAACAAAGGTGGTAACTATGGATATAGTGCAGTTATTGATGACGCATTGATATATGTGGGTAATCCAGATATTACTTCTGGATTAGAAGGTTCTGTACATCTATGGAATAAACAAGATACTACCGCAGTCGGTTTAGGCGAATATAGAGTAGAAGAACCGTTAGTAGATTTAGATCTAATAGATAAATCATTTACGATCGATACACTAAAAGGTCAAGTATTAGACTACTTAGACATAATTGATCCTATCAAAGGTAGGATCGCCGGCGTTGCTGAACAAGAAATAACTTATAGAAATAATTCTGATCCTGCTATATATGACACAGGACCTAACGTGGTTGTAGATTCTACTAAATCGTGGAAAGACGAACACGTTGGTGAAATATGGTGGGATATATCTACTGTAAAATATGTTTGGTATGAACAAGGTGACATATTATATAGAAAAAATGCCTGGGGGTTAACATTCCCTGGATCGACAATAGATATTTACGAATGGGTTGAAAGTACCTACCAGCCCAGTACTTGGGCATCATTGGCAGATACTCCTGCCGGACTAACACAAGGAATAAGTGGACAACCAAAATTTCCTGATAATTCGGTATACTCAACAAAACAGTTGTATGATAAGAGTACAGGACAATTTACAACCTACTATTATTACTGGGTAAAAAATAGTACAGTGGTTCCAAGCAACACAACACGTAGGATGTCATCTAATGATGTATCTAAATTAATATATAATCCCGAGTCATACGGTGCAGAATATATATCAATTACTGGACCTGACTCTATTAATGTAACAAATTATGGCTCTCATCTAATAGCTGATAGAATAAGCCTTAACATAGGATATGATTCATTTAAGACTAATATAAACAGGCATACTGAGTGGGCAATTATACAAGAAAACAGTGAAAATAGTATGCCCACGTCTGCACTTAATCAGAAATTAATTGACAGTCTATTGGGACACGATACACTAGGCAATCCAGTTCCTGATCCTAATTTAACATTTAGGCAATCATACGGTATTGAGATAAGGCCAAGACAGAGCATGTTTGTTAACAGATTATCTGCTCTAAGAAATGTCATAAGTTTTGCTAATGATACATTACTTAAATTAAGAACCAAAGGATTTGTAAACTTTGATATTCTTAATAGCAAAGAAGAAATACCAAATATTATAACAGGACTATATGATCAGGTAGTTGAGGATATCGTATATAGAGATATAGTAATGACAGACCATCTAAGACAGGCACAGATTTCTTGTACTGTTATAAATGGCAAGATCGATTCTATAACTATAGATGATCCCGGCTATGGATATATGACTGCACCTACAGTTACTGTAGGCGATGGATTAAATTCTGTTATTTTACAAACATCAATTGATGGTAATGGACGTATAAATTTTGTTGAGATAATAAATCCCGGATCTGGGTTTGTTACTGCACCGACGATAACTGTAAGACCTTATACCGTAATATTATTAGTGGATCCAGAATTTAATAATAAATGGAGCGAGTATCAATGGGTAAACAGTAGTTGGGTGAGAATACATACACAGACATTTGATACCACGAAATATTGGAAATATGTAGATTGGGTAGATCCTACTTATAATCCATTGAAACCTATTTCTTATTCTGTAGGACAGGTCTATGAAGTCGTAGAACAAGAATCATCTCTTAGCACAGGTGACTATGTTAAAGTTTTAAATGGCGGTGATGGAAATTATATTATCTTAAGAAAAACAGCGGCAGGAACATCGGGCACATTTGATAACGATTTTGATATCATTTATAGCCAAAACGGAACTATACAGATATTAGAAGGTGCGTGGAATGTAACTACAGATGATTATGGATATGATCAAGTTATTCCTTTTGATGAAACATTGTTTGATCAAAATGCTGATATAGAATTAAGTAATATATTAACAGCATTGAAACAAGATTTATTCTCTGGCGTTAATAGACTATACTGGAATCAATTCTTTTTCGCCGCAGTAAGATATGCAATTACAGAACAGCCATTATTAGATTGGGCTTTTAAGACCAGTTTTATCAATGTTACTAATAAAGCAGGTGTGTTAGATCAGAGAATTAATTATAGATACCAAGACCCTACATGGTACCAAGATTATTTGAATGAAATTAAACCTTATCATACACAGATAAGGAATTATCAGGTTAATTATCAAATAGGTCAAAACAATAGTACTCCTTGGGAGCCTACACAGACATTTACTAGCGATTTTGATTTACCTGCTTATTTTAATACAGCATTGAATACATTTACAGTAGTAACAATATCTAGTTCTTTACTATCTCAATATCCTTATAAATCATGGATTGATAATTATACATCTAGTATTGAAAAGATCATATTAGAGACTCCGGGTTCGGATTATAAAACAACTCCTATAGTTACGATCGTATCGGCTCCGGGAGATACAGGTGCTGGTGCTACTGCACAGGCATACATATCTAATGGTAAATTATCATTTATACAATTAACAAATCCTGGATCGGGATATTTTATAACACCTACAGTTGTAATATCAGGGGGCGGCAATTTAAATCTTACAACCGCTACTGCGTATGCTCAACTTACCGGAAGCCTAGTAAGAAGTAACTTTATTAGGATGAAATTTGATAGAATAACAGCTACTAGAGAACTTGGTAATACAACTGCGGCTATTACAACCACAACTAATGGAACAAACAATGTATTTGATTTACAGTGGGCATCTAGCCCATTAAAGAACGATACAAAACTTACACTCGACGGATTACCTGTTCTTAAATCTACCTATACGATAACAAACTATACAAAGGTAATAACAGGTAATGGTACAGATTATACTAAATGGTATAGTAAGGTAACTTTAAATTTTGTTCCTAAAAAGGACCAAGTATTAACTATATCCTATAAAAAGAATATAGAATTATATAATGCTGTGGAACGCATAGAAGATTATTATAGTCCGACAGTTGGTATGTTAGGAACAGACACAGCACAATTGATGTATGGAATAGAATACCCTGGAATTACTGTACAGGGATTACCGTTCAATGTTAATCTAGGATTCGGTGATTTTGTCTTTGGTGGTGCTGATTGGGATGATCCAACTGCAAATATAGATACTGAAATTGACGGTGGTAATCTTACCACAGCAACTAATGGTCAATTCTTGACTGCACTTGGATATAGGCCAAGTGATATCGTCCTAGATGGGGACGGTTTTGTAACTCCATATACTAGTTATGCACCTGAAGAATGCGTACCTGGTCAGATGCAAGATACATTATCTATGAATGTGTTTACTAGATCTCCAGAAGGGTCACCTGTAATTGTATCTCAAAGTATATTAATAACTTCTACAACATCTAATACTACTGCTAATTTAACATTTGAACCTCCTTCGATTGATTCTGTTTTAGTATCATTTAATAATACATACTTACACTATGGAATTGATTATGAAATTGATCTTGTTAATACTACATTAACGATCAATACACAAACAACAACTGGAGTGGCATCGATCACAGTAGTAGGAGTTGGCGGCACTGAACTATATGGTTCTACTTTTGTTACAACTACTTCTAATGTAATCAGTTTTAATAGTAGAAATTTATATAATGAAGTCGGAAGTGTATATGTAACAGTGAATGGTCGGACGATTAACGAAAATACCGGAACTCTATACTATACATTTGTTGAGCAATCTGATCTAACAGGAAAGATAACTGTATATGGAATGCCTGAGGGTACAAATACAGTTCAGGCTTGGTATTTTGAACCTAGCTACAAGGCTTATAGTGAACTAAAACAACAGGTTATACAAGTAGAAACTACATCATCAGTGTTCAATCTTATACAAGTTCCAGGAATATTGGGACCATTTGAAGATCAAACTATAGTGACAGTAAATGGATCTAGACTAGTTCCTCCTAATACCACATACTATCAGGTTGAAAATAACCAAACTACATTTATTATACATCCTAATGAAGATAGTGCATCAGGTGCATATTCTTTAAATGCTTTAAAAGTATATCAAAATGGTATAAAATTAAATAATCTTAAAGATTTTATATTAGATCAACCTGCAAATAGTATTGTATTCAATACAGGGTTCCTATCTAATGGCGATGTATTAGCTATAGAAACATTAAATGATGCCGCATATATCATAGATGTACTAGCAGAAACTATAACATTCACTAACCCAGTACAGCCTGGTGATATAATTGATATATTAACATTTACCAACGGTGATGCTTCTGGTATACGGACTGAACAATTCCCAGCTAACCAGTCCGGACAATATGTTATGGCACGTCAAGTATTCAACGATAATTATGTTTGGGTGTCAATCGATGGTAAACCTTTAATTAAAGATTACGATTATGCTATACTATCAGACGGTATAACTGTATCTATTAACAAAAATTATTCTTATTCTTTATCTAGTAGAGTAGTTATTACTAGTATCAGCGATCAGTTAGTAACTAATGTCATTGGATTTAAGTTATTCCGAGATATTTTAGGGCGTACTCAGTATAAGAGATTTAGTAATTTAAATTCTACAGTATTAACTAGCCCATTAAATCTTACAGATACAGAAATATATGTTAAGGATAGCAGTACTTTAACATTACCTAGTCCGACACAAAATCTACCGGGTATTATATTCATAAATGAAGAACGTATAGAGTTTATGACAGTTAGTGGTAATGTTCTAGGACGTATTAAACGTGCTACTTTAGGCACAGGAGCATTATCTGTATATCCTACCGGAACTCCTGTAGTTGATATGGGTACAGAACAAACTATTCCTGATCTAAGTTTTACATTAAAACAGATACAGATAACAACATCTACTACTACAACATATGTATTGAACACTATAACTAATAGTACATCTACAGGAGATGGTATAGTATTGAATCCTTACGTAAATGGGTCGGATCAGATCGAAGTATATTATGCTGGTATATTATTAAACAAAACTACCACTACCTATCATTATGCTGAAATAGGATTTGATACCGGCGATAACGATAGCGATACCATAATACCGCCTCAATTTACAGTAAATGTTGCTGATAATTCTGTAACAATTAATTTACAACCAGAAAGCGGTTTAACATTTTCACCAGGAATGAAATTAACAGTTATACAAAGAAAAGACGCTGTTTGGTATACAGCGGGTCAGAATACCCCAAGCAACGGTGTTAGTTTATTAAGTTCTATAACACCTCAAGCACAATTCCTATTAGAAAGGCAGTCTGGAATACCGGATAAATATCTTTATGAACACAACTTCAACCAATAAAATGCAAGAAACATCACGCAAACCTGACGAGCAAGGCAGTATAGCTATTCGAGGACACATCAAAATCTCTGATGTAACTGATCCGACTCCTGTTGTTTTGATAGATAAATTCAATGCCATACACTATGAAAATTTTAGTATAGCATTGGCACAAAGTATAAGCGATCAAAATCAAGGATGGATTGCTGAAATGGCATTCGGAAACGGAGGAAGTCTTGTAGATCCTACAGGTATTATAACTTATCTCACTCCAAACACAGTTGGTACTAATGCTAGCCTATATAATCAAACATATTATAAAAATGTTGATGCTAATAGCGTATTAAACAAGGATCCTAGTAGGAATTTTATGGAAGTTAGGCACGTTACGGGAGCTTTCTATACAGATGTACTAGTAACATGTTTATTAGATTTTGGAGAACCAGCAGGACAAAGTGCATTTGATAACAGCACCAACCAACAAGATCAATATGTTTTTGATGAATTAGGATTAAGGGGCTATAGTCCCAACGGTCCTGGAACAGGTCCATTATTAACACACGTTATTTTCCACCCTACACAAAAATCTCTCAATAGATTAATACAGATAGATTATACTGTAAGGATACAGAGTCTTTCAACCGGAATATAAAAATGGCTGACTATACAGTAAATTATTCTAATAGTATTAAAAATATAAACGGTCCGAGCAATAATGTTGGAGTAGTAATTCCATCAGGAGGAAACGCACCTGTTAGTTCTATAAATTTAATAGGACAAAATTATCCATTATATGCTCAAACAATTGATCAGAATTTTTTATACCTTCTAGAAAATTTTGCTTATTCTTCTCCACCTGCTAATCCTGCTGAAGGACAGTTATGGTATGATAGCGGATCTTTTACATTAAAAGTTAGGACTTACTCTAATGGGTGGATTCCTGCGAACGGTGTCTATGAAATGGATACAGATCCTACACAGACTACTCCCGCGAATCTTGTACAGCCCGGATTTATATGGGCAGACACTGCTAATAATATATTAAAAATGTGGAATGGTAGTGAATGGATACAGGTAGGACCAACTGGGACTAGCGGAGCTAAAACAGGTTCTTATCCTACAGTAGTGACAGATTCATCGGGAAACACCCACAACGTAGTAATAACATATATCGATGATCTCGCTATTGAAATCGCTGCCAAGGAAGCATTTACTCCTACACCAATAATCGATGGATTCACAAATTTAGTACCCGGTATAAACATTAGTTCAAAACAATTCACTACTAAACCTATATTCAACGGAGTAGCAAACATAGCTACTCAACTACAACAAGTGAATGCCAATGGAACAATACAAACAGTACCAGGAAGTTCATTTATAAGAAATGATGTAAGCCATCCGTCAGTTAACGGTACTTTTATTGTTAATAATGATAACGGAATTTTAATTGGATTAAACACATCAACAGTCTCTATACAGAAAAGTGGTAATAGGGCAATATTTAGTAATGTATCGGCCGGTAGTCAATTTGTTTTTAGAGGATGGAATATTAACAGTGATCTAAAAACAGGATTACTTATTGATTTTTCGCAACAGGTTGGCTCTAATCCTAATCTAAATCCAAGGGTAGGAATTAACAATCTTAATCCCGCAGTTGAACTGGACGTATCCGGTAGTGCAAATATAAACAATCAAGTAACTGTAAATTACACTCCTAATTCTCAATTAGCTAGTGATAAAGCTAATAAATTAATCGTCGGTGGTAATAGTCATATTACCGGAAATTTACAATTAGACGGAAGCATATCAGTAGCTAATTCTGCTACATTCGCAGGAACGATAACCGTTTATTCAAATATAGTACCAGGTCCTAATGCTAATATTTCTATTGGATCTAGTGCTACTGCATTTTCTAGTATTGCGGCTCAAACAATATTTGCCAAATCGATAGGTGGAATAGGAGGTTCAACCGCTACACTTTATGGATCTGCCTCTCAACTACTAAATCCTCAAAAGTTTAGTTTAACTGGTCCTATACAATCAGTAGACTCAGCAATTTTTAATGGAACATCCCCAGTAGGATTAGTTACTACTATTACAAATCGTCTTATAACTGATGCTCCTTCTTATCCTATAAATTTTGATACAGGTCTGCAAAAAGTTCCGGATGTTACTGATGAAATTTTAGTTTATTCGACTGTTGTTAGTACATCTCCTCAAATATATAGTGTAAGTAAAGAAAAATTCTTACAAGATGTATACACTAACATTTTTATGACAGGAATGATAATTCCTTATGCAGGAACAGAATTACCTCCTAATGATCCTAATACTAATTTACCCACTTGGTTATGGTGTGACGGTAGTGCACAACTCAAGACTACCGCTCCTAATTTAAGTAATATGATTGCAGGAGTATATGGACCGTTTGATGGAGTTAATTTTTATCTACCAAATCTCAATGGTAATGTAGTAAGAGGCGGAGAAAATACTTTATATACTAATACTTCAACTAGTCCTCCTGCATTACCTATAGGAATACCTTATATAATAAAGACTTAAACTATGGCCTATACAATTTATAACAATGATGGAAGTATTTTACTTACTCTAGCTGACGGCCAGATAGATGATATTTCTACCAGTCTTACACTAATTGGTAAAAACGTATCATCATACGGTCAATATTTTAATAACGACCTAATTAAATTGATGGGGCATTTTGCAGGCCCTAATGAACCGACTAGCCCTATAATAGGACAATTATGGTATGATACATCCGAGGGTAGAGTTAAAGTATATGATCTTACGCAGATTTTTAGACCTATTACTAGCACTATAGCTGGGCCATCTATCCCTGTGAATCTAGTTCCTAATGATTTTTGGTATGATACCACTAATCAACAATTATATTATTCCGAATCGGGATTAACAAATCCTGTATTAGTAGGTCCAAAAGATTCTGCACTTTATGGAAATACAGGATGGATAACTGAAACTGTATTAGATAGTGGTCAAGCTAGCCATGTTGTGAATAAATTGTACAATGGTGGAGACCTAGTAGGAATATTATCCGAATCGGCATTTACTCTAAATGTAAGCACGGCAGGATTTACAACTGTTGCAGTAGGATTAAACTTAAATCCTACTATACCTGGTATTAGATTTGTTGGTACTGCAACCAGTGCAGATGCTATAGCGGGAATAAATGTAAATCAATTTTTAAGAAATGATCAAACACAGACTATCCAAGGTTCATTTACAGTAGCCGGAAGTCAATTTAATGTTATTAATAGTACCGATGATCAGATTACGATATATTCTGATCCTAACACTCATGTAGGTACGATACAATATGGATCTAGCAGAAATCCTTTAAGATTACAAGTTACTACAAATCTAGGATTGGCCACAGCAGTATATATGGAATCTGCTAATAAAAATGTAGGTATATGGACAGAAAGTCCCCAATACCCGTTAGATGTTGCAGGCGATACACGTATACAGGGTAATTTAATAGTACAAGGTACGTTAACAAACGTAACAAGTCAAAATTTAGAAATTAACAGTTCTACTATACAGTTAGGTTATGGACAGATTACTCCATCTGATGCCTATGCTAATGGTGGTGGAATTGAATTATATGGAGCAACACCCCATAAATTGTCTTGGTTAAATGATGGGACAGGTTGGAATAGTAATGATAATTTTAATCTTACATCTAATAGTTCTACATATAAGATTTCCGGAACAACAGTTTTAACACAAACAGGTTTAGGAATAGCGATTACCAGTGCTACAGGATTAACGTCGATAGGAACATTAACAAATTTATCAGTTGGATCTTTATATCTTTCTACAAATACTATATATTCCACAGGTACTATAGCTATATCTACTACTGCTACACTCAGCATGAATGGTAGTAGGATATCAAATCTAGGAACGCCGCAAGATAATAATGATGCCGCTACAAAAGAATTTGTTATTAACAGTTTTTATCTATCACATGCAAATGCATTGTCATTAACATTAGACGTGACAAATTTCTCAACTCAATTTGCCAGTGTTGATATAGGAGTTAAATATTATCTAGATTTAATGTTCCCTGTAACTAATCCTTCTGCGGATAGTCAATTTGATCTGCCTGACGGTTCTAGAGCAAAAGTTCTTTATGCTACTATAAATGTTCCTGCACCATCATATACAGTTAATGTAGGATTTAGTTCTATCACAGCAGTTGAATCGGTAAATTTCTACAATAGTACAACCGTTACGGCACCTGCAGTATCTGGTTTAACAGGTGCTATAGCGGCATCGACTACTCCTCAAACATTTACTCCTGTAACTTCATATGCCGTACATACATGGAAGGTAGAGGCCGGTGTATGGACCAAGATATCCTAAGGAATAAAGAATGGCATATATAATTAAAAATTATGACGGTAGTACTAAATTAACTATTGGAGATGGTCTAGTAGATCGATCTACTAGTCTTAGTCTTGTTGGTAAAAATGTTAGTAATTTCGGTACATTACAAAATGAGAATTTTTTATACCTATTAGAAAATTTTGCTAGTAGTTCTCCTCCTGTTAATCAAGTAACTGGGCAATTATGGTATAAGACTGATAGCGGATCATTAAATTTCTATAATAGTAATAATTGGATAACTGTTCCTGGATTCACAACCGATACAGGCAGTACACAGCCTGGTTATTTTTATTTCGATACAATCACTGATCAATTATATATTACTAAATCAGATAATACTTATGGACTTATTGGACCAGAGGCACTACCTGGATTTGGAACAACTAAATTATCATCTACTATTTTATATGATAATGCATCTAACAAATATGCTGTAATAGAAATTTTAACTAATGGAGAATTAGTTGGAATTATTTCTACTGCTTCATTTATGATGTCCGGTATGGCACCTAATGGATTTAGTCCTCAACTTAATAGAGGTATAACTCTAAAGAATGCCAATTCAAATGACTTTGCTCTAATAGGAACTAGCCTTTACAGTAACCTGGCTACTACAGCTACAAATTTAGGAAATGGTGATGTGGGATCTATCCCTTATCAATCTAGTTTTGGAAATACTGCATATTTAGGTATAGCATCGTCTGGGACTATATTAGTGTCTAATGGAACAGCACCGATATGGACGTCAACCAGTAGCTTATCGATTAATCATGCATCTAATGCTGATAATTTAACAGGTGGCCAGCAGGGATATATACCTTATCAACAAAATGCAGGATCTACTACATTCTTAGGATTAGGTAATATAGGATGGGTGTTAACAGCCGGTGCGACAAGACCAACATATACTAATCCAGGAACTTTTTCAGTATACAGTTCACAATATTCAAATACATCCACTACCTCTACATATGCCGCAACAGTACCTTGGGGAGGAGTAACTAATACTCCAACTACAATAGCAGGATATGGTATTACTGACATGATTAATCAATCAGTGTTATATGCCATTACAGCTAATACGGCTACAACAGTAGTTTCTCAGATAGGCCAAAATTCACAAACAAATGGAACTGTTTATGGAACTTGGGTATTAACTACAGGAACTACATTTAATGCTACATATGCTGACCTAGCAGAAAAATATCTACCTGATGCAGAATACGAACCAGGTACTGTTTTAGTATTCGGGGGTGAAAAAGAAGTTACTATATCTACTACCAGAGTTGATACAGCGGTAGCAGGAATAGTATCTACAAATCCTGCTTATACATTAAATGATAGTTTAGAGGATGGAGTATATATCGCTCTTATTGGGCGTGTTCCTTGTAATGTTATTGGACCGATAAAGAAAGGTGATAGACTAGTTACAAGTAATATACCGGGTGTTGCTACAGCATTAAAAAATGTCGTGTTAACTCACCCAGATCCTGGAACGATAATTGGAAAAGCTATACAAGATTACGATAATACTACTGATGTTGGTGTTATCGAAGTAATGGTTAGAAGCTCATAATCCACCAATAAATATATAGAATTTGGAAATTTAATAATGCCTTACATCTTATACAAGTCAAACGGTACACCTTTAGCTACAATAGCAGATGGGTCTTTGAATGCTTCATCGACTTCTTTAACGTTTGTGGGAAAAAATTATGCAGGATATGGGCAGATATTAAATCAAGACATATTAAAATTATTAGAAAACTTTTCTAATACTACAAGTCCTAATAATCCTATCACTGGGCAATTATGGTATGATTCCGTAAATCGAAGATTAACAGTGTATGATGGAACACAATTCAAACCTTTGTCAAATATCAGTTCGGGATCTGTTACACCTAATGACAATTCAAAAGGTGATTTTTGGTTTAACGATACAGAGCAAAAATTATATTTTTACAACGGATCAAAATTTTTAGCTATAGGTCCAGAGACATCTACTTTTAGCGGAACTAAAATAAATTCTGCATTGGTTACTGATGTAAACAATATAAGTCATTATGTATTAGAATTTACTGTAACAGATGACACAGGTATTCCTAGGATAATAGCAGTAGCATCTAAAGATGAAATATCTTCAGTAAGCCCTACTGATCCGTTATATACACAAAATTTTACAACATTAAAACAAGGTTTAACATTACCAACTAGTGATCCTGTTAATGGAAATAGTATTTCAAATCTTAACGAAGGTGCTTATTATTTCTGGGGAACAGCGGCCAATGCTAGGGGATTGGTATATGCTACTAATGCTGGAATACCGGCGGTATTCCACCAGGCAGAAGATTTCTTCTTATATGCAGATTATATAAACGCATTAGCTAATGGATTAAAAATTAATAATGATTTTGGACTTTATCTCGGTGGCGGATATGATTTCCATTTCCACTATTCCGGATCGGGTGCACATATAGGGCAAATTACCAATTTGACCGGTAACAAGATAGCATTTGCAGTAGGTGATTTAGCTAATACCAGTACCAATGTACTAACAATAGACGGACAATCTCTAGTTCCTGGAAAAGGTGTAACAGGAGATAGTGGTAATAGTATAGCGGTTAGTTATTTTGATTTAGGACAAAGTACAAATGGGTTTGCTAATTTGTATGTGAATACAGTTACATCTACAGTGATAAATGTAACTACCATGACCGGTACTGATCTACTACTAACAGATTCATTCACGACTTTAAACGCTTATGTAACTAATCAAACATCGACCAATATAATTTCTACAAATGTGTTGTCGATTTTATCTACTACTACTAATCTAACAGTTGCTAATGATGCTACAGTTGGAAACAATCTCTCTATTACCGGTAATGCTAACGTACAGGGAAACATTATATTAACTGGTGCTAATAGCACATTACAAGGAAATATATCTGGAAATGTATCTGGAAATATTTCGGCTAGTGCTGTAACAGCCACTAATGTATATGCCAATTCTATTAATGTAACATCTCAAGTAATAACATCTGGTACCGTTGTCACTGCGAATCTTGTAGCATACGGAGGCGGATATGCTAGCCCAGGTATTATAACTGGTGCTTGGTCGTTAGCTGGTAGCAGTACGATGGCAGCTACTTATGCTGACTTGGCGGAAAGATATCATGCAGATGCAACTTATGATTATGGAACTGTATTAGTAGTGGGCGGAACTAAAGAAGTAACAGCTACTACTACAAGGGCCGCAGTTAACGTAGCAGGAGTAGTTAGTGAAAGACCTGCGTTCAAGATGAATCAAACAGCAGGTAATGATACTACACACCCATACATAGCACTAAAAGGTCGATTACCTTGCAAAGTTGTTGGTATAATACACAAGGGTGATAGATTAGTAACTAGCTCACGTTCCGGATACGCAGAAGCATTTCAAGAAGGCGATAGTGAAAACGCAGTTATCGGAATCGCTCTAGAGGATAATCTTTCCGATACAGGAAAGATCGAAATCAAAGTTTAAACAGCAAACGGAAATTCTATCGCAGGTTGGGGATCGTAATCTTCCAATTTGATATCTTCCATCGTAAATTTAGCGATATCTTTTATTTCGGGATTTAATACCAACTTAGGAATTTGTCCAGGAATTCTTTTTAACTGCTCCTTAACACCCTTAACCTGATTCTCATAGATATGTGCATCTCCAAAACTGATAATTAGTTCACCCACATCTAGATCGCATACCTGTGCAACCATATGCGTTAGTAAGGAATAGCTAGCAATATTAAATGGCACACCTAGAGGAAAATCTGCACTACGTTGGTACATATGGCAACTTAGTTTACCAGTTGGTAAACCAAACGCTTTTAAATCATCAATAGTTTTAGCACGGCCTTCTCGTCCAACATCCATGGCTGCTTTTTCGCTATTACTTCGAGTAGCACGATAATCCATGTATTGCTTATTAATTTCTTCTTGGCTAGGCCGACTAACATAGAACTGAAACATAATATGGCACGGAGGTAATGCCATCATATCAATTTCTCCAGGATTCCATGCACTGACAATATGTCTACGTCCATATGGATCAGCTTTAATCCCTTTAATAACATCAGCCAGTTGATCGACTGTATGTAATATAACTGTCCTTACACCTACTACAGGTTTCCTCCAACTACGCCATTGTACTCCGTATATGCGTCCTAGGTCACCTTTATGTCTAGCTACTCTACGATTCACCCAATAATCAGCTTCGAGATTATCACTCCAAATAGTGCGTTTTTCTGTATAACGTTCTCCGTGTAATATTTCTCTTAATCGAAACTCATCTCCGCTTCCTTCTATAAACCAAAGTAACTCACTTACTACCGCTCTCCATGCTAATTTTTTTGTAGTAAGTGCGGGAAATCCTTTACTTAGATCAAATCGCATTTGAGGACCAAATTTACTGATAGTACCTACTCCTGTCCTATCGGGCCTATGTTCGCCATTGGTTAATATATCTTTTAGTGTATCGAGGTATTCTTGTTCTGGATGTTTCATTTCTTTGTCCTTTGAGGCGAATAAAGGCATCAGAAAACTAATGCCTTTAATCTTATCTACTACTAAACCAATCATTCAGCGGCTTCAGCCACTTTCTTAGTTTTAGCCTTACTTTTAGGAGGATCTAAAAGATCAGCCTCCTTGCGTAACTGTGCCGCTTCTTTATAAAGTGCATCAGCTCTGCTACGTAAATCAGAAGCTGTCATTGGCTTGGGATCGATCTCAATTTCTTTAGCTTTGATCTCTGCGGCCTTTTCCTTAGCTGTTTTCTTAGGAGGTTGACTTCCATCTGTAACTGCTAAATCTCCAATATCAACACCCTTTTGCTCTGCAATAATTTCGTTTAATTTATCTAACGATATCTGTGTTTGAGCATCAGGAGTCATGAATACTGAAGAAGTTGGAACTTTTTTCAAGTGTCCGTTGTTATGTAGATAACCTAACATAACACTACCATCAGCGAATCGACGTGTGGCCAAAATGTCTGCAAGTTCATTCGCTTGTTGACCGGCCTCGCTTTCAATTGTTGTCATAAGGAAATCGTGATAACTATCTCCTAATCCTTGTACACCTAATATTAGGCAACTATGCGGGTCTCCGGGAAGCGTTCTATAAACGACTGCTACCCTAGCCGAATTGTTCTTCATTTTACCAACGTGTTTCATGTGGTCTCCTTAGGCTGCTGGTTGTTGATCAGCAGGTTGTTGTGGTGCGACTGCTTCGAGAAACTTAACTAATTTGTTAAATTGTGTTCCGATAGCCTCCATCTCTGCGGCACGAAACGCACCGCGTTGTGCTGCCACCTCGATAATTGATTTAAGATTTTGTAAATCAATAACTGTTAACTCTGGTTGAGCTGGTGCCGCTGTTTGATCTTGTTGTTGTTCTGCCATTATAAATCCTTATTTTCTAAATAGGGGCATCCTAAAAGAAACATAGTTACTTCTTTAGAATCTTCTATGCCCAATTCGATAATCTCTATAATTTTATTTTGATCATCTACCTTTTGTCCTTTTTTGATGCAATATCTGCTGTCTAAATTAGTATATATCCAGCTGTCAATTTCGTCAATAGAAGAATTATTGATAGTTAAACTTTCAAAATGAGGAGGAATGTAATTGAGCCTTCTCAGGCCCAATACGTTTAACGGGTTCACTCTTCCTCTAACTAAAGCCATTATCTACCTACTTTATTTATAATGTGCAGTCTGGCCGAAGGGTGCGATTATGGTTTCATTACCGTGTACGATAAACAGGCTTTCGCAGTAATTTTCATCACCCCAACTACCACAAGGATATCCGTCTGTGAACATGATAAAGCGTTTTGGTTCGATACCCTGTTCTTTCATAAACTCGTAGTTTACATCAAAATCAGTACCGCCGCCGCCCTTGCATTCATATTCTAAAATCTCGTCGGCTATGTCGCCAGTAAATCTTTTGTATCCATATACTTTAGTATCGAATGTCCAAAGATCTAATTTGAAATCTACGTATTCGTCCATAATACCTTTAACTTCGCTTAGGAAATCTTTAGCCATAGTGTCGCTGATACTGCCCGACATATCAATAGCTACTGATATATCGATAGTTTCTTCGTTCATCATTCCCGGTAATACAGCACCGCTATGCATACTCTTACGATTAGGACGGCTAAAACTAAAATTGCTTTTTAAGATACTCTGGATGTTCATGCGTAGCATCTGTCTCCAGTCCATTTTAGGTTCTGTAAAATCAGAAATAAGGCGTTGGATGCCGGATGGTACTCGACCTGCTCCTGCGGCCTGAGCGGCAGCTACCATGGCTTCTTTAATCTCATCGCGGATAGCCTTCTTTTCTTCAGCGGTTAATCTTGGGCGACCCTTACCGTCTTTATTTCCATCTCCGCTACCGTTGCTGTCATCGTCGCCTTCTTCGCCATCGAGATGCTCGTCTAGTAATTCACCTAATGAATTCATATCTATCTTAACAGCGTTTTTCTCAATCTCTTCGTAAATCTGTTCGTAACTCCATCCTCGATATTTGTTATCTTGGAAAATCTGTATCCAGCTAGGAACTACTCCGATACGCTCATCGACTAAGATTTGATTAGCGGCATAATCAGCGGCAATATTTGATAGTTGAGGATCGCGTCCGTTGCGACGTCCCATATGATCAAATACATTATGTAATACTTCATGTGCGAAAGCAAACTCAGTTTCTTTTGGTTTTAACTGATCTACGAAATCATTGCTGTAATAAAAATTACGACCATCTGTAGCTAATGTTTGGCACCAGTGTGATGCATCTATTAACTTCATACGTGTTGCTAAATTACCAAAGAAAGGATGACGCAGTAAAAGACCGATACGTGCTTGTACTAGTTTTTCTACGATTTTACTTTTTTCAGCCTCGCTAAAAACTTTAGGAGCCTTAACTTTTTTAGTTTTTTCCTGTTTCATTACACTTGAACTAGAAGCCATATACATTCCTTTCAACAAAACATTATTATACACTCTAATTTACCAAAGAGCAAGTTAAAAAGGCCCCGTAGGGCCCTTTTTTAAGACTCCATCGCTTGGATAATAAATTTTCCGTATTTGTCATGGAACTTATCAAAGTACTTGAGCTTACTAGCATCAAACGGTAGTTGATAGTTAGTAAGTGCTACCTTAGCACCCATAACAACTAGTTCAGTTGGGAAATTATCCATCATAAACTTAAAGAAGTTATCTGCCTTGCTATTCCACTCTTTGTCTTTCTTCTGATCAGCTGTTTGAAGTTCATAACACATACTGATAGTTAAAGAGTACATAGCTGAGATTTCTTTGATGTCAAATTTGTTAACTTTACCATCTAGGATATCTTCTGGCTTAGGCATCTGTTTAGCTACCTTACGGTGTGCCATAAACTTAACAGCAAGACCTTCTCCGATAGCACCTGCTACTAAATCAGTTAATGTACCTTCTTCTAAATCGTCATCGTGTAACAAGTTACTTACGAATGACCAGCTACGTGGTGTAGCAAAGGCACGTGAACTAGAACGTGGATCAAAATCATACAAATCATTCTTAGCAAATGACACATAACCCACTACCTGCTCGTGTACTTTGTTCATAACTGCCCACTCTAACCAGTCATCAAAGTTACGCTCTAGTTCAATGTGTACGAAACGATTAGCCAACGGAGCAGGCATACGATAAGTAACACCTTTATCTGTTTCTCTGTTACCTGCGGCAACGATTGAAACGCCTTCTGGCAATTTATAAGTACCTACACGACGATTTAGAACCAATTGATAAGCGGCAGCCTGTGTAGCAGGAGCCGCAGAGTTAAGTTCATCTAAAAACAAAATAGCAGTAGATTCTGGATCTGTAGGCAATTCTGCAGGAGGTGCCCAAGTCATAGTACCTGCATCACTATTGTAGTAAGGGATGCCCTTAATATCTGTGGGTTCCCAAAGACTTAAACGTACATCGATAACTTCACGACCTTGCTCGTTACCAATCTGTTTAACGATATCTGATTTACCAATACCTGGAGGACCCCACATAAACAGTGGTTGTTTAATCTTTACAGCCTTGCGAATGCTTTTTTTAGCATCGTTTGGACCAACTGTACGATTACCGGAGATTTCTTTAGCCATTTTGTGCCTTTTAAAAGAATGTTAATAATTACTGCTCTAAAAACATTATTATACAGGTATTTAGGTAAATTGTCAACTAATATCTGTAGTGTTGTTTTCTCGCAACTTCTGTTTAGCTAGAAGATATTTTTGTATATCTCCTTCATATAGTATAAGCTCTACAGCAGTCTTTTCTTTGAAAACTAAGATATTTTTGCCCGTTTCGTCTAGATAATATGGTGCATCTATTAGTTTATCTAACTTTATTATTAATCCAGATGTCCATTCTACGCCGGGTGGTAAAACGATCTTGTATGATTTAACTGATAATTTTTCGGATAACATCACGAAACCTTTATCAGTTAATCTAAAACTTTTAGAATCTCCCATATTGCGGGGATTCATCCACCAGACATAATGGTGTTTGTTTATGCTCTTGCTGTGTGTTTCCCATCCGAGCTCTTTTAAAAACTTCTTAGTTAGTGCTCGTTTGTCTAACATTATTGTAGCCGTTCGCCTGTTGTAAGTTTATATACACTAAAATCGGTAGAATTAAACATTTTGTTTAATTTCTCAGCCAGATTAATAGCGTGTCCGCTGTTTGAAAATGATACTTTCTTGTATTTTGGACCTATCTGCTGTGCTACGAGACTAGATGTCTTGAGATTCACAGGCTGGTCCTTGTAGAATACCGCCCAAATTGCCTCGGCTTCCAATACTTGCTCAGTTTTGTAAGTTTTTTTGTTGGTTAGTTCTAATAGAACCGTTGGCTTTGGCCTTGACATGATCAACGTATCTCCAAATGTACGTTGATATTTATCCTGCTATCTAGAATCCACCACCGTCTATTTTAACTTCAATAGGGCCTATATCCTGTTTTTGTGTAGCTATTTGGTCTAATTCGCCAGCTAATCGTGTCATAACTATGCTTAAACTGTCGCTAAGTGCCTGTGCTTCTTTGATAGATAGGGTAACGGACTGTTTATTACCCTTAATAGCTATTCTAGCTGTATTTAGAAAGTCTTCTATTGGTAGTGTGTTTAATTGTCGCATTGTTTGCTCACAGTGTTTAATACAGATCGCATCTCGATTTCTGTCTTGAAAGGGCCTTTATAAGAGTATCGTTCTAATGTAATTAATTTTGGACAGAAACTCTTAACCCACCCTTTGCGGAATTGTATAACGTAGTAGCCCGCACAATAAAGACTTTTGCTTTTATTGCTTTTCGCATAAATCGGGAGTTTTTTAACTATGTTATATACCGGATTATGAGGCTTTGAAGATGTAGGATAGTCATAAACATTTAAATCCACAGTCTTCTTTATATTGTTTTTTTGTACTTTGCTAAGACCTTCTTCAAACAAAGCTACTCCAAATCTCATTTCTATCTCTTTGGCATCTTTAAGATCTACTTTAGTGCCCTGTCTATAAAAACTAAATCCCTTTTTCTCTTTATTGATAGTACCAACCTTAATACCTTCGTCTTCTACTATCCAACTTTTATTAGGTACCACGACCTTGGCTACTGCATTCATTGTTTATACCTTGCATTTAATGGTTCTGCATAACTCTGTACCTGATCACTGATACGTTGTAGATCATATTCTGAACAAAGTTTAAGCAATCTAACTCCTACCTGGCTGACATTTTTATCAGCTTGTACGGCAGTATCTATAGTATCTTGTATTAACAGTTTAATGTCAGCAGGCTGTGCGGTCAAGTCACATAATACAACATTTCGATTGTAATCCTCTAGCACACGATGTTCTATACCTTCGTGATCGGACCAACGCTGGAGCATGAGATTGTTCCAATTATATCCTTTGGTATTTCTGTCAGCGAATGCCTCACGGAGACCAACTTTATTCTTTGTCCCTTTCTCACGTACTCCTGGATAAGCACTAAAGACATTGTCGGAGGTGTCCCCACGCATACACTTCTCAAATAATAACCACTGCGGATCCGGTGCGGCCTTGACTTGTTTAGTTTTTTTATCAACGACAGGTTTACCTTTAGCATCGAAGTATCCTTCATGTGTAGTTGTTATTTCCATTACACCATTGTATTGTCTGACTTTAGGTGATATTAATTGTGCATAATCTCCGTCAGTTGATATAATAACATGCTCATCGTCTGGATGGCTTTGAATAAAACCTGCGATTAGATCATCTGCTTCTAATCTTTCATTTTGTAATACAGTACAGTTGGTCTTTTCTCTAATGAAGTTGGTGAACTCGTCATATGTTTCCCAGAATACTTTTTCTTCTTCTGCTTCTCTTGGACTATGTGCCGCACGAGCATCACTACGTTGTCGTTTGTACGGTGCATAGTAATCTTTACGCCAACTACGTCCTTCTAAACAGAATACAACATGGTGACCTTTAAAATCACGCCATGCCTTGCGGATACCATTTAAGGTAATATGAAATGCCATTCCAACCTTTTCACTAGTGTCGCCTCTTATGGCATGCCTAGCACGGAAGAATGTATTTGCTGTATCAACTAGTATATATGTCATTAGCCTATTTCTGATAAACCATCGTCTCGAAGTGCTCGTTGTACATATCCAGAATTTCTATTCTGCATATCTACTCCTGCCTCTGATCCGATATTCCTGCACAAATCTTGGAACCATTGATCGACTATTTCTTCTTCAGTAGATCCTATGTATCCTTGCGTTCTTAATTGTAACACAAAATACTCATTCCAGTCAAGTTCGAAAAATCCATTTCGAATATTATCTTTATTGACATGTGTGTCAAGAACTGCTACCCAGGGTTCTTTCTTAGCAGTAGCTTCTTCCTTGGTTATTTTTTTAGGTTCGGGAGATGTATATTTCTTGGCTTCTTTATAAGACTTCCATTTACGTTTAATATTTTCAAAAAATCCAAACATATTAAGTCCCCCACTCATTCTTAAATAACGGTACCTGTAGCCTATCACTATATCGCAAACCGTGTTTCATTGCCATTAATGCTACTGATTTAGCATTTAAGTTATATACACTTTCAACGCCTCCAACTGGCATAAAGTAAACATGCCCGTTAAATCCTGCCGCACGATATTCACTTGCGGCTTTA